AAAGCCAACAGGATTCCAACCTAGTGGATGCCAAGCAACTGTTGCTGCCTCAATTCCACTACAAACCGATAAATAATTCATTTAAGATTTTCCTGTTTAATCTTGTTCATGCGTTTTTTTAGATCGTCAGCAGCTGCTTGGCCTCGCCTCTTGGAAATATCCGCTAGGGTTTGTTGCCACCAGTATTGGGCTTCTCCCCTGCCCTCTTCCAAGACTTTCTTGCGATAGCGCCTGATCCATTCTTGGGCTTCTGTGTTCCTCATAGTCTCCTGTAAGTTCAAGCGCTCTTGTGATGACAAACTCGCTAAATTGTTGTCCTTCTTTGGCTCGATCAAGGATTGCTGTTGCTTCATGGTGTGTCATTTTGAGTAATGCTTTTTTAATTCTGCTAATTTCGCCAACGCTTCTGCCCTAATTCGATCACTTTCAATTTGCTCATGGATTGTTTTCTTGCGCTCAATCAGAACTTCAGTTGGCGGTTTGACAGGGATTGATGGGCCTTGGTTGCACATATCCCGAAAAGCAATTGCGCTCGGTGGAAAGTCTTTGTCCAGCTTGCCAAGCGCAAAATCTAGGCTTGGCTTGTATGTCAGGAATCTGCCAAGGTATTGCTTCCAAGTCTGTCTGACAAGGTTGGGGTCAACATCTTGCCAGTGCGTGATGAATCGTGAGCCGTAGATGGCGTTCATCATTCCAAAGATGTAATCAAAACCTGAGTCTGGATCACAAAAGTCGTTTTCGTTCCACATCTTGTGCCTCCAGTACTATGGTTTCAGGTTTAGCCCAAAAGGGCGTTTTAGGAATTGATTTGCCCCTGGTCAACTCTGCCATGACGTTTTGACGTTCTTCAGACTTAGTGAGTTTTTCTTTTAGCCATTCAGCTTTCAAGCCTTGGCTGCCACGGGTACACCATTCAATCAAAAACTGCTCAAGTGTCCAGCCAATCTTGCTGGCCTCAGACCTTGCGCCTTTCAGGACTGTTTCGGTCACAGAGGCTTTTTTGGTTTTCCTGAGTTGCAACCAATCATTCCAAACTTGCTCAGAAACATCAGGGGGGCAAGCAACGATAGTTGCTTTCTCTCTCTTTGGTTTATGGTTATTGGTTATTGGTTTATGGTTATTGGTTGCTATTGGGGTAGCATTAGGGGGGCTATTAGCCCCCCCATTAGGGGGTGTTCCCCACCTCTTAGCCGCCCCACGTTTGCCAGCCTCTGCAAACTCTTTGTATTGCTTGATTTCCTTGTCAGCCCTTGGGTTTACAAAGCCATCTTCTGTGGACAAAAAGAATTCATTTAGGACTGTCAAAACATCTTCTTCATGCTCTTTCATGCCAACTTGTCTGGCAGCATCCCTGTGCTTTATTGGTTGTTCGTGCAAAAAGTAGTAGTCCAGAAGTCTGCGATAGGCCAAATCTTCCATCAATGAAAGATGCCTGGTGTGACTCATGTAGTCACCAATGTGAAACTGGTAATAATGCATAGCTCGCCTTTTAACACTCCCTTAAAAGAAACTGCGGCAGGAGAGGGAGGAACTCTTTTCAGTCGGGGGATCAATCCCAACCTAGCCGTGTTTCAAACAATCTTAGTCCAAAAACCAATCAGGCCGCAACAACTTTAATTGCCAAACCCTTGCTTGAGGCACAGTTTTCCATTGAGACACAGCCGCCTGGCTGATGCCCAACAACTTGGCAAGCTCATCCTGTGAGCCAGCCAATGCAATAAACTTATTTTTGTCCATACGCAAATTATACATTAGCTAGCTAATAACCCCACAGTTGACTTGGTTATATAAGGTGCGTTATAGTCACCCCATGCCCTGAACTTCTCGGGGTCTTTTTAGGAGTCAACATGACACGCTTTACAGAGAGAACCATCCGCACCAACGGCAAGTGGATCAAGATCACCAGAGACAATAAACAACGCACCTTTACCTTTGCAGTAGGTTATCAAGGTGAATTTAAAGCCCATCAAATTGAGGGTGTTTATTCTTTCAAATGGGTTGCAAACTGGACTGAAGCAACAGAACGTGCAATGCGTATGGCAACAGTTTAAGGAAACACCATGATTGACTACAAACTCCACTACCACTTTGATGAATTCGTCAGCTATGACGATGGCACAACCCTTGAGAAAGTCAAGGTCGGTTATGACTACTACCCAGCAGAATTCAATCTGCCCCATGACCACAACTCAGCAGAAATCTACGATGTGTTTGTCTTTAGCGAAAAGGGTGATGACATTTCTTGCGATCTGCCATCACCCGAATTTGAACGCATTGTGTCTGAGGCCAAGATTCACCACGCTCGTATGCTAAAGGAACAAAATGAAATCTAAGATCATCACAACAATTGTCGAATGGACATTGGCGATCATCATCTTTGGTGGTTGGGGCGTAATGCTCGCATGGAGGGGCTAATCATGATTGACAAACTCAAAGATTATTTCCGCTTGCCATCACCCAAAGAACTGGCTGCCAAAGAACTTGAAATGGCACAGCGCAAGCTGTTAGAGGCTCTCAGCGCCCAAGAATACGCAAAGCGCATGGGTGAGTATCACCAAGACCGAATCAAACGCCTGACAGCTTATTTAAAGGATGAATCATGAACGCAGACTACATCATCAATGAAGTGGCACAAAATGCCGCCAGCATCTATGAGGGCCAAGACCCACGGGATCGCCTGGCTTATCAAGTCGGGATGCTTCAGGGAAAAATCCGCAGCCTTTGCTACTTAATCAACATCACCGCTGAAGAACTTAAACAACTGCAAATCGAACTCTCACAGGAACAATCATGAGCATCGCAAATTTACTCAAAACCAATGTCAATGACCATACAGAAAAAAAAGCCAATCTGACTTATCTGTCATGGGCTTGGGCATGGGCTGAAGCACTCAAGGCAGACCCAAAAGCCACCTTTAAAGTTGAAATGTTTGGTGACAAGTGCTTCATGGACATCAACGGCACAGCAATGGTCTGGGTCACAGTCACCATGTTTGAAAAGCCAATGACTTGCCAGCTTCCGGTTATGGATCACCGCAATAAAGCCATCGTGAACCCAGATGCTTTCCAAGTAAATACAGCCATCATGCGTTGCATGACAAAGGCACTCAGCTTGCATGGCCTCGGTCTGTACATCTACGCAGGGGAAGATTTACCCGATGGTGCAGAGCCTGAATCAACCATTGAGCCTGACACCATGACAGACTTGTTTGCTGCCATTGAAAGCGCCAGCACCCAAGACGAACTGAAACTAGCTTACAAAGTTGCTTATGCGGCTTGTGATGGTGATAAGGCTTGGCAGATGAAAGTGATTGCAGCCAAAGACAAAGCAAAGGCCAAATTATGAAAACAGATGAAGATGACGAATTCGACCGCATCGCCCATGAAGCGGAAATGAAAAGTGGTCAGCCATACCATTGGGATGTTTATGTCTCACCCTCACAGCGTAATCAAGTGCTTGATGAAGTGGCAAAAGAGATTCAGAAAATGACCGCCTTTGGTCAAGACACACTGGACAGTTTTAGCGTTTACATAAAAGGAATGAAATCATGATTGAAATGATGGATCAAGGCACAGAGGAATGGTTCACCATTCGCATTGGCAAAGTCACCGCATCCCGTGTGGCTGACGTTATCGCCAAGACAAAAACGGGATATTCAGCAACCCGTGACAATTACATGGCCCAGCTGGTGTGCGAACGCCTGACGGGTCAAAAGGGTGAGAGTTTCACCAACGCTGCCATGCAACACGGCACAGACACAGAACCCCTTGCCAGAGCCGCTTATGAGGCTTATGCAGACGTTTTGGTTGATGAAGTGGGGTTTGTACCCCATCCATCAATCATCATGGCTGGTGCTTCTCCTGATGGCTTGGTAGGTGATGATGGCCTCTTAGAGATTAAATGTCCCAACACAGCCACGCACATTGAGACTTTGCTCAGTCAATCAGTGCCAGGTAAGTACAACACCCAGATGCAATTCCAGATGGCTTGCACAGGGCGACAGTGGTGTGACTTTGTGTCTTTTGACAATCGTCTGCCAGAGGAACTTCAATTGTTTGTTAAACGTGTCCCAAGGGATAACGAGTTCATCAAGCAAATGGAAGATGAAGTGGTCAAATTCTTAAATGAACTTGATATCAAAATTGCTCAACTTATGGAATTAAAAAATGTCTAAAAAACTCTATGAAATCACCATCGTGTCAGGTAAGTACACCAATAAAGATGGTCAAGAGAAATCACGCTATCAAACCATTGGCTCGGTTATTGAGACCAAGAATGGCCCAATGCTCAAACTGGACAGCATCCCACTGCCTGATGGCGGCTGGAATGGTTGGGCATATCTAAACACCCCAAAGCCAAAGGAAGATTACAAAGGCTTGCCAAAAGACGAGGAAGATATCCCATTTTAAGTAACAGGGGCATTGCCCCTAATAAGGACAAATCATGGACTATAAAGACGCATTTAAGAAAATTTTCGCCATGCCCGAATTCCCAAGAGTCAGGGCAAATGATCCCCTAACATCGTTTCAGGCAGCCGATTCAATCAAAGAATCTGCCACCCAGCACCACCAGACAATCTTTGAGTGCCTCCAAATTCATGGGGCTTTGGGTAAGGATGGCATCTCGGCCCACACCAATCTGGACAGCAATCAGGTTGCTAGGCGGCTCAACGAAATGAAAATGATGGGTTTGATTGAACTCACAGGTAAAACAGTCAAATCCAACTCAGGCAGAAGTGAAAGAGAGTGGCAATGTACCCAATCGAACTAGGCGGCAATCAGCCTGTTCACAGATTACGAACTTGTAATAAATGTGATGTGACCAAGCCGCCAGAGGGAGGGGTTGATATGGGACACAAATGGATTTGCCAAACTTGTTGGATCATGCGTTTGACAGGCAAACATTTGCGCCAGAACTCAAGTCAGAAATAATGCTCTTTCGTCAATTCTGCGCTTTTGCAAGCCTTTGAGAACTTTGCCACCAGCCATGCAGTACTTGAGAAGTTCCTCGGCAGCGCCCTCCATGTCGCCCCTAAGTACCTTTTGGCGCAGGGTTGACCTCTGGAGTGTGCCAAGCCCTACATTGAAAGAAAATGAAACCAGTGCGTCAAACTGTCCTTGAGTAAGAGGCACAGGACAATAAGTAGCCACGCCTTTCTCAAACCTAGTAAGGTCTGCCCTAAGTATTGCATCAACTTCCTCCATTGAGTGTTTTCGCATGGCCTCTGGCGGGGGCACAAAAGCATCCCGCTGGTCTATCTTGAGTTTGCCCTGCTCTGGAAACATCACATGACCAACCCCTACAGTCCATAGTTTTGCCGGACATTTGTAGGGATTCTGTCTCACACCCTCGTGGTGCATCACCATTTTGATGGCTTTAGGGCTGATATTCATTTGCCAAAAGCCCGACCACCAAAGTGGAAAGCAATGATTGATGCAAAAAGTGCTTGGGTGTCAGAATCCCATAACATTTCAGCCAACTCGGTGAATGGCACACCACGATTCCAGCCATAGGCAAACAGGCCGATGTCAATAAACAACAACAAGAAAAAGAACCCATAAGTAATGACAGGGCGCACACTTGCTCTAAGGTTTTTCATCCATGTGGATGTTCCCTCATTCAAACTTGTGTCATGGGCATAGAGGGCTTGCATTTCAGCCTGTTGCGCCCCAATCAGAACCTGAGTAGTGTTGGCTGCACTCTCGGTAGCCAGTTGCTCAGACTTGATGTGTTCAATTCTTTCTTGAGCCTCAAACCCTGCTTTACGCAGTTCTAACTCACGAGTGATCTGCATCTGGGCAAGGTTTAGTTCATGCTTCTTGTCTTGCCGATCTTGAAAAAACTCCAAAATCTTGGGCAGGCCGCCCATCAGGAATGAGATTAGGGTTGAAAGTAGTGTCAGCATAGTGATCCTTTACTGTTTGCTTTTACTCAATATATTACTTGCAATCTGCAACATACTAATTGCCTTGTTCAAGTCATTGGGTTCTTTATCCCAACCAACAGTGATTTGCCCAACGAACCGACCTTGCTCTGGCGGCACACTCACACGGCATCCAAAGGTAACGCCCTTCTCAATGTACCAAAGCCCGATCTCACTTTGAGCCACGGTATATTCACTGCAAGGTATCTCATTAGCCATCAGTGCAATCACATCACGATTATTGGCTGAACTCTGGGTGAATAACCCAACATCTAAGCCATCATGCGTTTTGTCTCTGCCCTCACGGGTATAGGCACGAAACAGAACCCTTGTCCCAAAT